ATTTCTCCCTCTGCTTTTTGCATAGCAACAATAGCCTGCGAACCATCTCCGGCTATATTTCCCATCCCCTCGCCTGATCTAGCCTTATCGGCTTTATCTTCGAGTGCCAAATTTGTTTTTGCTAATAGATGCGTTGCACTAACTCCAGTTCCCCTCACTGCTTCTGGTGCTATTCCAACTGCAATTCTTCTTCCTATAAATTTTGCCATATTATTTTTCTAATTATTAAATTTGCTTATTAACTCTGCATTTTAAAACTATTGTTGCTGTCACATATTTCCCATCTTCACTTTCATCTATCTCCGCAACTGCCGGTCTGACTCCTATCATCTGCCTATCTGCTGGAAGCTCAACCCCATCTAAAAATTCGTTGCTGTCAAAAGTGTCCCTGACCAAATCGCACAATTCCTCTAACAAGTTTCTATTCTCAATCTTGCTTTCTATATCTTTTGAGTTTTCTACATTTAAATAAAGATTAAATACATACTCCTCATAATTTTGATCGGTAGTTTCATAATCATCTTCAACCCCCATACTCCTAATTGAAACTGACGGATAGCCGTTAAAATCTTCCGTTGGAAAATCCTCGACTTGTTGAATTTCTGACAAGCCGTCTAGTGTTGACTTAATTTCTTTTTTTAGCTGTATAAAACTCATCTTAATATTCTTTTTACTTCTTTATCTATTTCTCTTGCAACAAATTTTTCTATAAATCTTTTTTCTTCTTTGGCGGTTATATCCATGAACGGTCTTTTTCTCATCTTGAAAGTTCCATCATGGACATAGATTGCATAATCTGTCCTGCCTGCTGACTCAATGACTGCCTTTAATCCGCTTGCTCTCATTCCTATCCCTTGCCTCAATGCCCCAGTATCGATTGGTGCTTTCCACATCCCAGTCCCTTTGGTTATATGTCCTTTAACCTTCCCAACCATTATCCCTCCTAACTGCTTGACTGTCTTTGAAAGGTTTATCTTGAATATTTTATTTAACGTGCCAAATTTGTCAAAAACCTTCTTATTACTTATCTTTATACTTATATTCATTAGTTTGTTTTTCTAACAATTACGCCTAAATAATCAGCTATAAACCCATCATTTCTTTTTTCAATCCCGCCAGCTTCAACTTTATAAATACTTCCATCATAATCCCTAAGCTCGTCACCCTCGTTGACTAATCTTACGTCCATATAAATTACAAACAGTTTTTCATTGTTTCCAAAGCTCCGTCCTCCTTTAGTATTGCTTAACTGTTGAACTGTCGCCTCTATGCTAGTTGTCAAAGTGGTCAGCGTTCTTTTGTTGTTTCCAATATCTTGCAGTCTATAAATTTTTATATATCTATCTAATAAAATCATTGTATTTTTATAATGGTATTTTCCTATAATCAGAAATCATATTATATAAATTATCATTCTCGGCTATAATCCCCTCAAAAACTACTGTGTGATCTCCCAATGTTTCGCTTTTTAATCCGGAGGCTCTTCGTTTATTTAAGAATAAGCCTATCGACTGCATCACGACATATTGTAAATCATACGGGATTGTTCCATAACCGGCTGAATAAGTAGCTCTATAATTCTGCTTCCCTGCTAAAAATTCAGTTAGCTTAGTTACTATTCCCTCGTTGTTATCTACCCAATAATCATCAGTATCAATTTCTTCCCAATCATCCGAATTGTCAGTTGCCCAATTTCTTTCAAGTTTGAAAGTTGTAGTAGCTGTTACCGGAAACTGTTTTAATACTAATTTCTTTTCACTCGTCCCGTCATATTCTTCGTCCGTATAAACTGTTTCATCAAAAGTCCTTCCACATTTTTTTTCTACCATTGCAGAAACTTGATCATTTAATAAGTCTAATAAAGCATCTTTACTAGAGTCGGTTATGCCTAAAAAGGTTTTTAAATTATCTCGTGTTACTAACATTATTTTCTTCTTAATTTTTTAGTGGTTTTATCAACCATTTTATTTACTCTGCTCTTTCTAAATGTTTTTCTTTCCTTGTACTCTTTAGCAAGCCCACTTTCGATTAATCCAAAAGCTACATTGTTTGCAACTTTAACAATGTCCCCAACTTTATTTCCTAAATAATTTTTTATAAATTTAACACTTCTATCTTTTTTCATATTTGTATATTATGTTCTTATAACTCCCCCTAAAAGCTAGGAGGGAGGATATAAACTCACAATTACGGAATAGTATTAAGTATTCGGACAGCATCGGTAACGATAACATCCCCACCAATTCTCTTAACAACTCGAATAGCTGTTTGATCCTTAGTAAAGGTAGTTTCAGTATCATTAGTGATTTTAACAGTCATCTGTTGTCTATCACCTAGCCAATAAGCTTCTTTGTAATCACCAAAAGCAATCTCGTCTTCGCCACATTCATAAGTTAAATATACTGGGTAACCTTGAATAGTCGCTGGTTGTCCAGCAGCTACAGGTTCTTGCCATAAATATCTTCCATCACTATCCTTCAATTTACGCAATTCTCTTACGTTGTTGTTGTGGATAATAAATTCAGCATTTTTTCTATACTTAAACGGTAGGGCATAAATCAAATCTATAATGTCATCAAAATCTAAGTTGCCAACACAAGCAATCGCGGCTGCAACTACAACTGCGTTCACAAATATTCCAGTAGGTCGAGCTACTCCAGAACCAGCAATAATAGCTGCTTCTTCTGCTTCTGCCATTTTTTCAGCAAATTTCTTAACTATAATATCAGTCAAAGAAAAAGCGGCATCTGCTAGCAACTCATCTGACATATAAATTATTGAAACTAATTTATAAGCAGTGATCGTTGGTTGTGTGAAATCCATAGTAGTTGTGGTTTTCGTTTCGTTTTCTGCAACACCCCAATATACTTCCGGTCCGGTATCGTGCTTAGGAATTGTCAAGACATTAGTTTTCATTGGAATAACAGTAACCTTACTTCTCATTTCTGTTCGTTCTCCCATTTCTGTCACTAGTCTGTTATAAAAGTCTTGTGGAACTAAATATCCACCATCCGCTGGTGTTCCTTCTGACAAGGCTTTAACTGCTGACTTGTCGCCAGTTACTAAAGCTCTTGCATAAGCATCAGTTTTTTCCTCTTTAGTCAACTCATCAACTGATTTTTGAACATCATCAGAAATAAAAACCTTCAAAACACTTTCTCTGTTTTCTGCTTTAAATTCTTTCTTAAGGTCTTTAATCGAGTCTTGAATTTCACTCTTAAATTCTTTTAACCCAAGTTCCTTGATTAAATCATTCTTAATAGATTTTGCTGCTTCCTTTGTCTTTTTTTCTAAATCCTTTTTTTTCATTTTTTAACACCATCCTTTCTATTTACATCACTACAAAGTTCTTGTAGATGTCCCGTTATCTTTTTCAACAACTTGACATCCACGTCAACTTTGTTTCGACCACTCCCTGCTTTTCCGTCTTTCTTCTTTCTAAGTTCGGAGGAAGTCTTTATTAAATCTTTTGCTAACTCATTATTCTTGAACTTTTTAGCAGTTATGATTGCTTCCGGATTAGCCGGTACTGACACTAATGAAATCTCTAACAATTCCGCTTTACTTATTATCTTGCTATCTTTTTCATCTCTTGCCCTTGGAATAAAACCAACACTAAATGAATTTAAAATCCCTTCTTTAATTAATGCGGAAGCGTCCTTAGCTGTTTGTGTTGCTTTAGATAGCACCATTCTAAATTTTAACTTACTATCAACAATAGCCAATCCAGTAGCCCTGCCTATAGGAAATTCAGAATGTTTGTGAGAAGCCATAATGACTGGATTGTTTAGGAAATTTTTTAAATCCCAACCATCTTGTTTTATACTCTCCCCATCTCTATCGGGAGTTTCTGTTGAAGCGATCCCTGAGATTACCCCTTTCTCTCGTTTAAAATATCCCTTTAGTTTTTGCATTACTTTATTTTTAAAATTAAAAAATACCCAATGACTTTGTGTCATTAGGCTTTCGTAATCCTAGAGGCTTTCGTAATCCTCTTTTTTATATTGTATAAGCTGGCAACGAATACTAAACAAAAATGAAAAAAGTAATCGTTACCATCTCACACAATACAAATGTATTATGTGAAGTCCGTTTTCCTATAATAAACAGTTACAGTATACTCTCATTTTTTCATTTTGTCAAATTTTTCTTCTCTGAATTTCTTTATACCTTGTAACTATTAAACTGCTAACTGCCTGATATTTGATATAAAATGATATTTCACTACTGCATTTATTACAAATTCTCCGGAGAGTTTCCCCCTCCGAAAATTTATCACTAACCTTATCAACTAGATTGTTACATTTTGGACAATACAAAAGCATAAGTTTGTTAATTTTTTTCTAAGTCGCTGTTGTTATTTGATATTCCATTTGATTCTCCGCCTAATAATGGCTTAGGTTGGTTATCTTCATCTAGCCCTCCGTCTAGCCCTATCGTTTCTCTTGGCTTGCCATCAACATAGTTCCAAATATTCTTTACTGTTGAGTTGTCTCCGTCTACTATCCCCTTCTTTAGTATCTTCTTGACTAGCAGGTCTAAATAGGTAGCCTTCTGTCCTTCTGGCACTTTCTCAAGTTCTTTCTTGATTGCTGTGGTTATAGAAATACCAGCACCTTTTGGTCTGCCATCTCTGTTTATTCTGGGGTCATCTTTGCTTTTTTTAAGAAGCGTTTTGCTCCTGTTATAGAGTTTCGGTATGTCTTTAATAGAGGGGTTATTGATACATTCGACCCCTTGAATGGGTATCGTAGAACGTCCAAACCAGACGATTTTGCCTTTCGTCCTCTTCTTGGCTTCTTTGATGGTCTCTTTGATGTTTTTGTTAGTTTCATTGTTGCCTTCTATTAATATATCTATGTCTCGTTTTATATTTAAATTCTTAAATCTCTTGTGTGTTCCGTTCCCTATTATAGTGTCGGAGTTTACCTGTTCTGCTATCCACTTAGAGACTGCTATCTTAGGCTCTTCGTGGTTTAGCCATCGTCCGTCGTGAGTTCTTACGTAAGCGTAATCGCCTATTAATCTTGGTGTGAATGTGATTTTGATGCCTTTAGGCTCTTTGATAGGAATGATGTTGAAGTAATCTTCTAGCTCTTTGTTTCGGGAAATTGGAAACTTCGACTACCTCACTCTTTTTCCTTACTTCCTTGCCAACCTTTTCAATCTCTTTAATAACTTCACTATGTTTCACTTCTTTTTCTTGTCGTTCTTTAGCTTCCTTAATCTTTAGTCTTAATTTTTTTAAGTCCTTCTTCATCTAAAACTTTATTAATTTTATTTAGTTCTTCTTTTAAGTTTTTAGCTTCATCTCTATATTCTTTTTTCTCATTAAAAAGAGTATGCATATCTTTGCTTAGTTTGTTTTTTATTCTTTTTGTTTCCTCGATTTTGTTATCCAAAGTTATTTCTTTTTCCTTTTGCTCATCTCTTTTTACGTTTCTTTTCTTGCTATCCTTTTTATAACTAAACGGGTTTCTAGGAATTTCACGAGTAGAATAAACTGGGATCAAATCACACCGGCATTGTGGATGCAAAGGATAATTCGCTATCGATCCAAAATCAAAACTTAATTTACCTAATTCTGCCCCGACCATGTCATCACTACTATTCCAAAAGTTTCTATTGATAGGGATAGTTTTGCCATCCATCAAAGAACAGAACTGGCAAACTCTCTCGTCTTTAGCTGTTATCCAAGTTTTTCCAACTGCTCCCGTTTTTTTATAAACCTCATTAGTTGCAAATCCGGCTGATCTTGATATTTCAGTTCTAGCTATGGTTTCTGATCTAGTCTTTTGTGCATTTCCAAAATAGAACCTTAGTGATTTTCTTAAGTCTCTAGTTGTCCCATCTGCTTCATTCCATTTTTTCAAAATGCTTTCCACATTTAATCTAGTCGTTTCTGATGTACTCTTGCCTAGTTTTAATGTGCTAGTTTTAATAAATTCTTTTACGAAACTATCCGTTGAATTAAATCTGTCATCAACACCTATTAAGGCGAATGTCAAACTGCTCTGCCTTAGCAAAGCTTTCATCATATATGGCTCCGCTAGTCTTTCCATCTCCTTTGCTTCAATCTCGATTTCTAATTTTGTTAAATCCAAAATATCTTCTTGCTGCTTAATACTTTTGAGACTTTTATTGTTTAATTTCTTGACATATCTGTTCTCTAGCTTTCCAAAATACTTTATTAACTTATCTTTAAATTCTAATTCAACCGCTTCCGAAAAAACAACCTTCTCCTTATGGTATCTATCCAGCTCATCTTTTGTAAAAACTTCTTTATAAACCATATCCTCCTTAACTAAGTCGGCTATCAAGTCTGCAATTACATCTCTCTTTTCTCCCTTAACTATTTTCTTTGGTTCTTCTTTTTTAGGCTCATCTTTTGGAGTCTCTCTTTGTGCATCCTTTTTTAATCCCAACTCGTCCCTGACTTCTTCAATCGACATAACACCACTTGTTACATAAATACTATGTATTTCTGCCTCGATCTTCCTATCTTCAATTACTGGATTTTCAAAAATCAATTCTTTATTTTCCGTTCCGCTAAACATTGGTAATAGAAATTGATTTAATTCTGATTGTATCATAATCAATTTCGGTTTAACTGCTCTCCTAGAAAAAACAATATTGTCATTTGATCCATTAGCTCTGCTACTATCGACTGTTATCCCAACTATTGACTTAGGCACTTTAAAGGCTGCGAAAATCTTATCTCTTATTGCTGAATTAACTTGATCAGAAAAAGCATCAGAAAAACCAGCCGAAATTGGTTTAAACTTTAACCCTTTCTCAAGAATTGCCATTTTGTTTGAATTTCTTACGCCTTGATATAATCTTTTAAATTGCTCCTTCAGCCTAGTTAAAATATCTTGGTCTAGTTTCTGATCAGTTTCCAATACTCCTCTTGGCGTTGCATCATTATAGAAAAACAATCTTAAATATTCATCTATGAAATAATCAATATCTAATGTTTGAACAATATAACTTAACACTCCTTTCCCTCTAACAGGAGTTAGTATATTTGGTAGTTTAATAAAAATTATTTTTTCTTCTTCAATCTCTCTGTCCGTTCCGCTATCCATTCTATATTTATATTTTTTTACTTCTCCGTCCGTAAAGAAAACCTTTAATCTTGATGGGTTTAAAACAACCATCTCCTTTGGCTCTTTAGGAAAGTCAACAAGGATAGGAACTTCTCCCCCTGCTAAAAGCATAACGGAAACTGTCCACAAAAATTCTTCTTTCGTTTGAAGTTTATTTGGGTTATTAATTAACTCCAATACTGGGTGAGTTCCAACTTCTTTCTTTGTTTTTTTGTCCAACAGCTTAACTGGATTGGTACAAATTTCATCTGCTATCGCTGACATAGCAATAAAAGCCCAACTTCTAACTCCTTCGGTTAAATATTTATCTTGATTGTGTGATGGTGCAACCTCGTTAAAAACTGGATCAACAAAAACTGTTGCTTCTCCTTTAGTATTTATTTTCTTTGGTTCTTGTTTTGTTTCTTCTTTTTCTTCTTGTTTAAAGTACCCCTTTAAGTTTTCTATTAGTTTCATATAAATAAGTCCCCCATTATTTAAAATATTATCTTATTATACCATATTTCTAATTTAAAATCAAGTTTTATAACAATTTGCTTGGTGTATTTTTAATCCTTGCTTCTGCGATTTTACAATACTCCTCCTCCTTTTCAATTCCGATAAATTCAAATCCCTCTTGCTTCGCTGCTATTCCTGTGCTTCCGCTTCCTGCATAAGGGTCAAGGACTATTCCGCCTTTAGGAGTTAT